AAACAGAATCTGGCTTAAGCACTATCCTGACTACTTCTTTTTTAACGACTGGGATATCGTTGAGGAACTCAATATGAGTGAGAACGAGATATCCAGGATCAAGCTAACCCAAAAGAGTTTATGCTATTCTAGCACTTGGTTGCGTAGATCTGCAAAGTCACTCATTCCAAACTGGGTAAGAATATACGCGATCGAAAATAGAAGACTCTTTCCTGATTCAGTTTCTAATTCTATTAGAATATTCAGGGACCAGTTCCTAAAGGGAATTCCAAGCAGTGACTATGTCTTCTACATTGCCGGGGTTCGATTAAATTGGTGCGAGCCGAGCCACTTTTGGAAACAGGACGGATACTCGGGACTCAATAATAGAGACAGGTCCTGGTATGATAAAAGATTCCAATCGATATTTAACAATTTTGTTAACTTAAAGGATTCAGGAATCAAGATGATATCCGTAACACCAGGATCCAGACTCAACAAGATCATGAGATATGAGAACATATCTAATCTCTATTCTAAGTAGGATTATTTATGTATAACTACAGTATTGGATAGAGCAGCGACTTCTGCTGTTTTTACAAATCCAGTAGCAGCCCCAGCGCTGGTTGGAACCTTAGCATCGATTAGAGCAGCAAGCTGATACAGACAGGCAAATAGAGGTTCACCTAAAACTGCCTTCTGAGGAGAAAGATCCCCTTCACCAACTATAGTCTGATTTCCAGCAACGTGAACCAGGTTCGATGTTAATACTACTTCTGCTCCAGATGTTACATTAACCGTTGATTGCGATTGAATATTAATATCCCCTCCGCTAAGTTCAATAGAGGAACTAGTACCGGCATGCTCGATCTCGATTCCACGATCCTGTCGAATATTAATCCGGGATCCTTTCAACTGCATAGTTAGTCCCTTGTTTACGGTAAACCAAATCTTGATTTCTTCATCACCGTCAAAAAGAACTATGTGACTTCCAAGATATTCGCCATCCTTTTCCAACTCCTCCCTAGCAGTGTCCTCGAGCTCATGTATTGAATAGTATTCAGGAGAATATAAATTACCGTTATTAAACTTAACGGTGACAACAGAGCCTTTCTTTGGGACTGAGAGTGAACCTGCCTTTCCGTCCTGGCCAAAGAATGTGCTCTTTTGAGCTGGATACGCCCAAGGCAGATCTTCGACCTCAATATCTTCGTGTATTCCAAATACTCGGATTCTACATCTACCTTCTCTCCTGGGATCATTAGGTTCCTCTACTGTTCCCATGAATAACTTGTCTAGATAATCCTCGTTTCTTGTATTTACCTCGTGATTCATATTCTTTTATACTATTGTCCTTAATATACGTTTTGATTAGGCGGAGCCCCTCGGTCCGGAACAGCATCTCCATTTGAAGCATATCCAGTTCCATATAGGTCCCCAATGCTCTCAACCGGAGGATTGACAAAATTTGCAGCTGCTCCAAGAGCTGCATTGATTCCGGTAAGTCCGGCAACTTGGGAAAGACCGTCTTTGAATTTCTGACCAACATTAGCAATATCATCTCCTACAACCGGCAGTCCGCTAAGGAACGATCCGAAATTTTGAGTCGAAGTAGCTGCACTTCGGGCTCCCCATGGATTTCTGATATCGGTCTTAGCCGGATCTTCATATAGTTTGCTCCCGTCTCCAAATTTGTATTCCTCCTCGAACCAGCCTACCTTTATTCCAAAGCTGTTCGACTCTGCCTGTCTAGACTCGCCTCCGACTGATATCTTATTTGAGAATGGAGTTGACTCTGAGAAATCAAATTCACACTGTCGACAGCTAAACTTAATATATCCAAATTGATCCATTACATTGGTTAAAATGTTTCCTCCTCCGACTATATTTCCAATTGCGGCAGTATTTACCCCAAGGGATTGGGCGACCTGTTGGCTCTGTCCTGGCAAACGGTATCTTAGATTTCTAAATTCAGCAATATATATGTCTACAGAAAACCATCTTAAGTTATCTGGCACTCGTTCTCTTCGGTTTTTAATATCAAAAATAGCATTTCTATATAGCGCAGCTATTTCCGTCATTCTCAAGTCTAGGGCCTCTAGAGTTTCTACCTTTATATTTAAATCCTTTGCCTTCCAGCCCTTTTTCTGATCCGTGGCATTTTGGAACATCTTATCTATGTTTGCAATAGATTGAAAGTACCAAGGCGCCTGGAATGTCAAATATCTCAATATTTCTCTAAATACAGTTAGCCCGTGGGCCTGTTGTGAATATCCTCTATTTTTTAAGAATGTTATAGCATCACTGCTTTTTGGGTCCCTTCCCTGATTAAAGAGAGGACTTGTACCAAGTCTAGTCTCGCTTGCCAGAGATGACTGACTTGGAGAGTCATCCTCAAATTTAAAATCCAGGGCAAAGGTAAGATATGTAGGTTCATCAAAGGCGTCAAGATAGGTTCCTTTTCTGAAATTCTGCATTTTATTATTAATTCCTAAAAAATTATGAGGCATAGTTAATCAATTATATTTTCACTTAACCAGTTCATTCTGCATAGATCGAACTCGGTCTTAAATTTAAATTCTTCCATTGGATCGTATATGTATCTAATTCCAGCCACATAATATCTTCCAGTCAATAATCCATCCGGAACAAATTGAGCCGGATCAATCGTCGCACTATCTCCAGTAAAATTCTTAGGCCGATCAGTTACGGCAGCGGCTCGGTCCCTGGCTGATCTTGCATCGCTAAACATGTTTACCTTAATTGAGCTGCCTCTAACTACCTGTAGGTTTACTCCTGCGGTTTCAACCTTAAGTTTTACCTTTTTAAGTTCTGACTTGTTATGATCGTTAATCAAACTAGCTGCATTCCATTCTCGATGAGTATTTCCATAATCAATGTTCATCCATTTATGAATCATTGTTCCTCTTAGAGATTCATTAGCAGGTATCAATTGAGTTCCTTCGTTTAACTCCTTAACCCCTATCGGCTTAACATAAAACTGTGTAAATTTATCAGAGTCTAACACGTGATCATAGTAGTAAATCTTCTTTCGATATCCTTTATTCTTTAGAATAGATCCCACTTCTCCAAGCAGGGAATGTGCATGAATATACTCAGTCTTTCCTCTAAATCTAGGACTATTAGTCAGTTGCAGAACCGCAAGGGATTCATTCGTATCTTTATCTGAGTTTTTTGTCTTAAATTCTCGTGATATTTCAAGCTCACTTGAATCCGGTCTCTGCTCCAAGGTTACGTCTAATTCAGGATTATCGACCAGCTGTATCGGAACATTCACAAAAGTTAAATTAAAAAACTTATCGATAAAGCAATCAAAGAACGTGTCCTCGTTTAGATATGCATGTCTAGATATATGATCTATAAAATAGATCCCATTTCGATTTGGATTAATCCAAGTCATAACATCGTTTGTAGCAGAGTCATTCTCAGAAAAACCCAGATCTAGATCATCTGCAAGTTGCATTAGGGCCTCCTTTGATCCAACTCCACGATAGGCTTTAGACCGATAATCATATATCTTAGGTATAAAAAGCTCCCCTATCATCGTAAATTCAGCTGAACTTCCCATGTTCTCTGCATCTAATATTGCGTCCTGATCGCTCTTAATATTAGTTATCAAGAAGTCCATCCTTATAGGTTTCAATTTCTCATTTGAAACTTTAATATAGAGACTTAAAATAGGTTCGTTCTTAGGATAGTTAGGTCCGGATAGGGATCCTGTTACATCTTTAAATATTATCTTTATCTTTGGCAGAATATCCGTCTCGTTGATTTCAAGATAACTAATATCTTCGACTATTGCCCCGTTTATCATGACATACGGAGAGTCTGAACCAGCGGCGGCCTCAGGTCCCATTGTATTGTCCGATCCTTTATAGAAAGGGTTTTGCCCAGAAGCAGATTTAGTGTCAGCAGCAAAGAGCTCCTTTAGAGCGATCCTAGAACTTTGAGTAACCTTTAATGTCTGATTAAATGCCATATCCTAATTATATTGAAAGTTTATCCTTTAAGAGAGCAGCCTGAAGGCGTGTTCTAGAGATAGGAACCGGACAGTTCTTCTTATTTACTCCAGTCACGTCCTCTCCGAACACAACCCTACCGTCCCTGATTTTTACGTTTCGGTCACCAGGTTTATTGATATTTGGAGGCAAAACTGCTCCTGCTTTTTGCTTTAAATTATTCAGACGATCCTTGTCCTTCTTGGTTCTTGGATCCAGGAACGGGCTAACCCTGTTCTCCTGTCTCTGGTCTCGCTCCTGTATCTCTCTTGGTGAGGCATACATTGCGTCAAGTGAAGATCCCGCAGGGCCATATAGAATATCCTCGGTCTCTATTGAAAAAGGATTAGAGATTCCGTTGTACTTTAGTAATACGTCCCAGGATTGAATTCTTCCGTATATTCGATCTGCAATTAGATCCGGTCTCATGCTCTCAAATTCTCCTACTACAATTGCCCCTCCCGTTCCGGATAGATTCTGAGGAAATCTAAAGGTGCTGCTAATCAAATCGGTCAAATCTTTTCCAAACCTCTTGATTACTCTCTTTCTCTCTAAAAGCTTACTTATTAGCATATACTATTAATCTTTTGTTTTTAAATCTGTAAAGTAGTCAGTTAAGATCGGACTCTTTCCGTAATTTTCTCCGTATAGTCGAGTCACAGTCGACCTGTATGCGTTAGTTAAATTTTCAATCTGCTTTATTTCAGCATCTCGATCGAACTGAGGACGTCTAGCAATCTCAGCATCCGAATTCTGTTTAGACTTGTTGGTTACTCCGTCTTCTGCAAGCCTTCCTTTGTTAGTTATATCAACAGTTTCATCAGCAGGTTCAGCCTGACCGGGTTCTAGATTTGTTCCTTCCTTCACAGAATTTAGTCTGGCAGTTACATTTTCTCCATATGAATTGCTAGCTGAACTTGGATCCGGAAGCTCGCTAAACGACATTGCGCCATTACCTAAATTGAATATAGATTCTATATCCTGCTTGGCTCTAGGGCGTCCGTGTTTCAATTCGACGTCGAATGTAACTTCAGTTGGAAAATCGTCTAATCCTAATGTTTCATTGAACGTGCATGTTACCTTATTTAGAATCAAATTCCCAATCATTGCCATCGGATTCATTGGATTACCAACAGTAATGTGCCATTCTCCAACCGCTCTTCCGTCTAGCAGTGCTCGATATATAAGAGGCTTTCTCAACAGCTTACCGAGCCTAGGCGTCAAAGCTCTCTCTACTGGGGTTAGATCATCTTTTGCTCCTCTCTGCGCAGCTTCAGTTTCCTCGTCTATCGATCTCTTTCCTGGACTTACTTCATCAGTCAATTTTTGTTCAAATTCTTTCTTAATGGTTCCATCTGCAGCTAGGATAGATCCTCCGCTTGGTGTGACTTTTGCTACCGCTGACTTAGCAAGATCAATTAAATCCTGGAGCCTGGAAGAAGCCATCTGAGCAAGTTCTTCGGCACCTACTTGAATTGCACCTAACATATCACCTTCGAATACCTTATTTTCCATCTGTAACTGAGGTATCGTCACGCCGGTTTGTTGAAAATACCTGGCTCCTCCTCCCCAAAATGGAGCTGTGTTATAGGTCAAGCTCAAGAAATTAGTATATAGGTCCAGGAACACTAACTTAGGATTAAGACCATTATATGCTCGTAGAGAATATTTAAATTTTAATTTGATCAGATTCTCCTTGTTATCTGTAAATCCTCTATTTCTAATGTAGGTTGAATCGATTACATTAACAGGCCCTAAAATTCGGTTCCAATATGGTCCATTCTCTTTGTATGCATCCTTAATATATTGCTGAGCCTGCACGTCATAGCCTGAAAGCTTTAGTATATCGACCTTTCCCTCGCTTCCGCTGAAGATTTGGGTCTTCAGTACCTGAACAACGGCAGGATCTAGAGTACCAGGCAGAGCCGCAACCAGATCTTCAACAGTGAGCTCATTTCCTTGAACGTCCTGTACGTTTGCAGTTTTTGTGGTCCAGTTTAGACCCCAACTTAGGTTTAACACATCATTGATCTTGTTACCTATGTCTTCTCCATACCAGGTCACTGCCTGAGCTAGTGGAACAAGAGGGGCTTTTTTCGCACTAATCGCTAAATTGTCCTCAATTGGAATTGGATATCGCCTAAGAGTCACCATTCGGTTGTTTGGAACCTTTCCATAGTATGTACAATATATAAAATCTGAAACCGCGTAAGGAGTAGCTCCCTTTGCGGTTCTTGCACCTGGGGTTGCCTCCAATTGTGCCCATTTAATAATTGAAGCCGCGTCAGGATTTTCAATCATCTTTCTCTGATCGGTAAAAGGTTTTATTTGGGATAATATTGCATTTGAAGCTTGGGTGGCGGCCAGGGCCTGATTTAAAACTTCGTCTTTGCTCGCTCCACCTCTCTGTAGAGCAGATATCTGACTATCATCAGGAACAAAAGGATCTACATTGACTCCCATTAAGGCGGCCGAATCCTGTTCACTTAGCCCTCCTGAGCCGGCATCAAAGTGTAAATTCGATCGATATTGATTTGGATTCAATCCATACTTACTATATCTAAATACATTAAATGGATTGAACATTGATAACGCCCCAGGAACCGGGCCGTACTTCTCAACCTGAGCCGATTTGTTCGACTTACCATACTCCTGGGCTAACAAATTAAATTGCAAATCAATGTTATCCGCCATCTCTAATCTTTTTTATTATTTATACAGACAATTACCCGGCCAGTTCTGACCCAGGGGTTACTTCTATTAACTATCTAGATTTTAAAAAGCTCTGGAAGTCTAAAATAGCTCCGTTCCCAGTCCCAGTCTTCTTTGATTTTGCCTTTTTCTTCTTCTTCTTTTTAGTTTTTCTAGAGGAGACTCCGCCTCCCATTGGACCTGCAAGAGACATTGTATCCATGTCAGTTGCCATTGCAGTCGGGGTCTGGAATATCTGCCCAGGTCCTTCAATTGCAGTAACTGTAGCAGAAGGGGAATCCATTGGGGATAGCATATCCTCTT